ATACGCCTTCTGTACAAGACCTGCACCGCCGACTGTACCACCAAGAGTGGTAGAGCCTGTGGATGTGTATGCATTTGACATACGCGGTCACCTCCAAGTGACTATGAACGGATATTATTGTTGTGAGCGCAAGATTGAAAGAATGTCTTCTTCAGACGTAGCCTGTTGCATTCTGTATTCAATATCATTTGCTCGGTCAGGGGTCATAGCGTTCTGTGTAACCAAGTCCTGGTTGCGTAATGCAGCGCGGTCTTCTTGGCTTACCTTAGAACTATCTTCGTTAACCGTTAGTCCGAACAAGTCTGCATTCTCGTCAAGCCAGTTAGAAACTGATTCTTCGTTAATGTCATCCAAGTCCTTCATTACTAAACGGGCTGCTTTAAGATTGACGCCCTTCTTTTCTAGTACTGACTTGACAGTAGCCTCACGCTGCGTCTTGGAAAATCCCTCAAGTTGCTCAGTGAGTTCCTTAATACGCTTCTCGTCAGCACGCTTGGCTTTACGCAACTTTTTAAGTAAGTCGCTTCCATCCATCGGTGCTTCATCGGTTGTATCTAGGTCATCGTCTTCGTCGTCCCAGTAGTTGTTGCTCATAGCAACGCCACCCTTCTATTCGTAGTTAGTTCGCAAGCCTCAGGTTCCATTCGGGGAAATGGTCTGGCTCTTACTACCAGTCTTATACGCCAACGGGGCTGGTGGGTCCGTTAGGATTCTATTTTTAGATTAAGCGATTAGCGCGAGACTGTGATGCAAAGGTTTTAGAACCAATGTTTCCAGCCTTACCACTAAAGCGTGCTTCTTCTTGTCGAGTTAAGTCTTCTAGTTTCTTAAGTTCTGCAGCAGACTTGCCGATAACAGCCTTTGTCAAACCAGAAACTCCTAGTGATTTCATTCCTGAAATTTCAGCAAGTTTCTGTTCTGTCTCTCGTGCCGCAGCAACCTGTCCAAATTGTCCTAATGTGCTGGCGTATGTGCCACCACCCTTAGCAATATCGGCTGCTTGCTCAACGCTAATTCCACTAGGTAATTCCTTAGACAATCCAAGACCTTGGAATTCTGCAGCAGAAAGAACTTCATATCCTGCAATTTCTTGTTCTAATTGCTTAGCACCCTTTTCACCAAGTGCAAGTGTCTTTGCAAGTTGAGTGCGGTCAAGATATGGAAAGAATCTTTGAAGAGTTTTCTTTGTTGCAGCAGGTGCGTTATCAATACGGTCAAAGATGTTTACAATTCTTTCACCAAACTGTGTAGCAGATATACCCTTACTAAGAACATCTCCCAAGAAATCCTCGTTAGCCAAATCACCTAAGTTGGATGCTTTAAGAATGTCGCCCATCTTTGATTCTGTTGCAAAGTATTCAGCAATAGTAGGCACAGTAACCGCCTTACCTGCTTGCTTCATCTTCTGAAGAGCAAAGATACCTTTGAATCGTTTAGTAAAGTCAGCCATTAGCGGATTGTTTTCAGACTCAAGAAGAGCCATATTGAATGCTTCTTCCGAGGTTGCGCCTTGCTTATAAAATTTAGATACAGCCTTGTAGAGTTCGTTAGCCCAAGGTTTAGCCATTTCTGTTGCACCAAAGAAAACCGCAAGTGTTTGCTTGAATACATCTGATGCTAAAGTGGGACCAGTATCAGTAGGTTTTGTTGTAGTAGTATCTACACTTGTCGTATCAACAACCGCTGGGTTATCAGGACTTGAAGTAGTAAATGATACATACTTTCCAGAAGCATCTTTCGTAAATGCAGCACCAAATGTTTGAGATGAATTAGGACTAGTTGCTACAGATAATTGATTGTATGTTTTTCCATTTTTATCTGTTACTGTTTCAATTTTATAACCTAAGTACCCAGATGATGGTCCAAACAACTGTTCTAATTCTTTAGGATAAGGTCCTTTTGTAAATCCTGCTGGCAAACCCGTCGCTGTTGCAGTGGATGTTGGTGTTGGTGTTTGAATATTAGAACCTGGAACTCCAAGAAGTCCGCCTTTTGCAGTAAAAGATTTAAGTGCTGCTGTTGTTCTGGCTGCTTCTTGAGCAAGTGGTGACGATGCTAGACGTGCTGCAGTTACCTCTTGAGCGCGGGTTTCTGGCACCGCTTCAGCATTTGCTTTTCCTAATGCGGTGATTCGGGCTCTTTCTGCTGCGTCAAGATTTGCTTTTTTTATTTTGGCTGCAGCCATACGTGCTTCGGCTGCGTCTTCGTATGCACCCATTATACTCCAAATCCCATCGCTCTAGCAACGCCTACTGCGGAGTCGCGTGCTAATTCTTTAGACCAACTTGCTTTTTCTGAGTTGGGATGATTCTTTAAATATGTAATCCAGTCAGATAGTGAACCCATTGGCACATTTCCTGCTGTTCCATCTGGACGCACAAACTTATCTAAGTCTGGATTGTCTAGGTCGACAGTATTGGGGTCAACTTCCCAGTACTTAGCCATCTGTGTGATGTAAGGTTCTACAACATCCATAACAGTTAAGCCAGGAGTATCTTGCAATCTCTTTGCAAATAGCGGATAACGTAGTGCAGCCTTGGCTCCTAGGTCTTTCTTAAGAGCATCAATGGTTTGCTTACCTGAAGCAAGTGCTACACCAAGAGCGTTAATTTCTTTCTGACTTAAATCAGATATTCCATTAGCCCTGAGTATTCCTTTGATTGAAGAAATCTGTGTAATAGCACTAGAAGGTAACTTAGTTGTGTCTGCAAAGTTAACCTTTGCCCACAAGAAAGACTCTGTGAAATCTTTAGCATTAAATAATGATGGAGTAACGATTGTCTCAGTGCCACCTGTGGCAGCCTTACGAGTGGTCGTCTTTCCAGAAGCCTTAGCCTCTGTGTTTAACTTATTAAAGAATTCTTTTTTGTCTTCGGTAGTAAGTTGACTGACATCAAAACCAATGGTATCTGCAATCTTAGTCAACAACGCGTCTGCTGTGATTGGGTCGTACTCTGTATAGGTTACGCTTTCACCATTAACAGCAGGAGAGTTCTTTGTTAGAACATCTAATACATCCCAAGGGCTTTGCTTTTTGCCTTCTTTAAAGGCAGCAATAGCACCATCTACAATGTCATTCCATAGGGCTTGACGAGCAGTATCGGTTGGTTGTTTATTAGCAATAGTAAGAAGATACTGAGTAAGGGCAACCTGTGCACTTGATGGTAGTTTAGCAAAAGACTTCTTGATTATAGAAGCATCAGCCTTAACTAGATTACCCTTTGCATCTGGCATCCAGATATAGGTAATCTTAGGACCCTTTGTTTCCTTTTTAGGAACAACAATGACTGGAGGTGGTGGTAATGGTGTCACTTCTTAGGCTCCTTTATATTTAAACTATCATTGCTGTAGTAGCGTGTAATCATTCTTTGTAAGGTTGGGTCCCATAAAGAGAGATTTTCTTCAAGATAAAGTTGCCATTGCTCTTCAATCGCACCCTTGTATCCTGTTGGTGCATCTAGTCGCGCCTTGCCAAATGAATCTCTGTATTCAATGAATGCTTTAGCGTGGGTCCAGAACTGTGTGTTTCCAAACTTTTTCATAAAGTCTTTATCATTTACAAGTGTCTTAATACCAACAGACTGGTAGTAAGCGGTATCTTTAGCGGCTCCGCCACCACCGTATTCAAGGAACCAAGGAGCACTTACAGCGCCCAATGTTTCGGCATATTCTCTAAGTTGGTCCTTTAACTCTGGAACGCTAAGGTAACTCTTATACCCAGCCTTCTTGGCTGCAGCATTTAAATCATCTTTAAATCCTGTATAAGCCTTCCAAAGGCGTGACTTTGTAAGTTCATCCTCAACCATTTGTGGTGTCTTAAGTTGTGAGTTAAGTATAGTTCCACCAGGAAGAGTTGCATTAGGGTCATTAAGAAACTTACTAACCTGAATATTGTAATCTCTTGGTAGGTCAGCAGTCATCAAACCAACAAGTGATGGGTCAAGACGTTCTAGTTTCTTAGCAAGACCAGAGAAATCTTCATAGATACGGCTGTAAGCCTTCTGGCTTGGTGGGAAATATGCAACCTTATCTCGTGCACCGCCAGTAAATAGACGGTCCATTGGGAAGTCAGCACCACCTGCAAGACGCATTTGCTTCTGGAATTCATCTTCTGCAAGAGTAGATGCCTGCATTTCAGTAAGAGGCTTACCAGTCTTAGGGTCTTTTTTAGCCTTGTACTTATCATACAACATATAGTAGTAATCAGAGAACAATGCATCTGGACGAGACTCAACATACTGAGGTGTACCAAGTAGGGAGAAGAACTGTGTACGGAATTTACGTAGGTAGATACTTTCTGTACCCTTACGGATACTCTCTTCTGTAGGTTTGGGTCCTATCTTCATCTCGTGAAGAATCTGTTGACGTGTCGCTTCAGATAATAGAGAGTTAACCCACATCTCATCTGTTGTGCTCTTATTGAGAGCAGTTGTTAGGTTACGTGCCCAAGCAGGTGTAAATGTACGACCTAGTTGAGTCTTTAAATCTGTTTCAATTCCAAATGGGAATAACTCATCATATGAATATCCAGGAATTCTTCCAACAGTTTTGTCAATAGACTTTTTAATTTCATCTTCGGTGCTTACTTTCCAAGATAAAGCACGCCCAATAGCAAGAGGTACTAGGTAGGATGGTCCAGGTAGGTTAGCAATAAAGTTAGTTGCACGAGAACTGATGACTACACCTTTGCCATCGTTTAAACCCATTTCCTTTGTACCAGGAATAAGCAGAAACTCAGCATCCATTGGGTTCTCAACTGGATTACCATACTTGTCAACACCAAATGAGTTATATAAACCGTAGTAACTGTTAAGGAATCCACCCATACGTCCAGGTTGCTTAACAGCAAACCCACCATAACGATAGATACCAGAAGCAGCAGCATTAGGGAACGTGGCTAAGGCTCTTGCAAGATATAAAGCACGTTGTTGACGTGGAATTGTATAAAACGTATTACTAATCCCCTCAACCATTTCAGCAGCAACTGATTGACGCATAGATAAAACTGTTGCAAGCGTTACTTCTTGCCCTTGGGCAACAAGCATATTTGCTTTTTCAGTCATACGCTTTTTAAAATCAATGGTTCCATAAACTTCACGAATTAAGTTTTCTGGAAGCAATAATGTTTTCCAAGCCTTTGCCATTGATGCATCAATTGCTTGATTAGTAGCCTTAACAAGATTAGTAGGATTTCCGTATGGAATATCTATTGGTTGAATACCAACCATCTGGTCTAACTTGTCACCAAGTAGTTGTTCTAGGTCAGTTTTCCTGACAGGACCTGCAGCGGCAAGTAGTTGTGCGTCCTTGGTTGGCAGGTAACGATTGACATATGAGAATGCTTCATCGACCATATCAGTCAACTGGTCAATTGGACGACCCATTGAACTTGCATAAGACTTACCTCGGTTACTAGCAGCCCAAGCAAGGATAGTTTCTCGTGAGTTACCAGCAAGAACCTGGTCAACTAGCATATCTCCACGCATAAAGTTATTGACTACATAAGCCAATTCGTCAAAGTATAAAGGGTCTGCGACGTTAGTAATAGTCTGTGGACCATTTCTAAAGATTGTATTAAACTTTGCTACAGTTGCCTTATTACCAAGAATTTCAATTGTTCTTGTGTTATTGCTTGAGATTTCACTAAAGTATCCATCGCCAAGATAATTACGATTACGCATAGAAGGCATTTCAATTGCTTGACCATTACTCAAAACAATTGTTTCCATCTCTGGAAGTAATGGTTTCTTCTCATAGCGACCTTCAGCAACAGAGAATATTTCTCCACGCTTCTTAATCTTAGGTCCAAGTTCTTCGAGAATCTCACCAATTTTTGCATACCTTGCCGCAATGATTGCATCTAGGTCGTTAATTTCAGGAGCAAGAGTATTGATAGTCTGAGATGCCTTAGCAATCAGTAGTTCTGCACTGCGAATCTCAGATGCGTAACGTGCAGCAAGGTTGGCTTCTGCTGATACTTTTGGGGCAGTAATCGCAGATGATGGAAGAATGTCTTTTGGATTGACGGTTCCTGGAATATAACCAGAACGGTCAGGTCTGATACTAGACTTGCCAGCAGATTTACCCTTACTTATTTGACTTTCAAAACCTCTTAATACTTTTATTGGTACTTCATCAATTCCAGCATCAATTGCTGCTGCAAGGCGGTGATTTCCTTCTGTTAAGTTTAAAAGTAAATTACCATTATTATCGACCCAATAATCAAGAATCAGTGGTTCGTTAAAACCCTTACCTGACTTTAAATCAGCAGTAATGTTTGAAATAGTGGTTAAACTTTCAGGGTAACCTTCTTCGCCCTTGCGATTAAACTCAAAATACTTTTTCAAAAAGTTTGTTTTTACAAGACCAACATATTCTTTGCCAGTTTCTGTGATGTTAGGATTCTTTTTAAGAACCTCATCAAATGTTGTTGGTGAAGTTTTTTCAATTTCTTTTCCAACAGACTTTAGGGTTTCTACTCTACGGCGCAAGTTGTACAAAGATGGCACATCAATAGGCTTACCGTATTCAACAGTGTATCTATTGAGTTTAGTTTCAAGGAAGTCAACCATCTTCTCTGCTGCACGCAGGTCTTCCTTGACAACATCTGCCCATTCACGCTTAGTTGCTGGAGATACTCCAACAACATTTTCAAATAATTGTTCATACTTAGCGTATGTGATATCTCGGTTAGTAACAGCAGTATTATACTGCTGTGACAAAGCCTTAATTTCTTTTTGAATCTCATTTTTTGCGTTAGGCAAAATAGTTTTAGACTTATCAATATTACGAATTACAAAATTTGCATTATTCTTAATAATCTGCTTAGCAGCAGCACCAAACATAGTAGTAACAAACTTGCTACCTTCAGCCATAGTTGCTGCAAGTAAAGGCTCAAAGATTGAGTTCTTTGGAATATAACTGAAACGATACAATGCTGAAAAAGAAAATGCTTTGTTACCAAGTTCAAATATGCCACGCATAGAATCGCGTGCTACACCACCTGCAGTCTGAATACCACCAGTTACTATGTTTTTCTCACGACTTGCAGCACGAGCAAGCATTCTGTCAAGTTCGCCAAACGGTAATGTAGGCATTGAGTTAGCAAGTTGAGCCTGAGTCTTAGGAGCAACTTGAAGTCTTGTACCGCTTGGGTCAAGTGCTGTACCCATACGCTTTAAGTCTCCGTGTACAGTGTATACGTCTTTCATTAGATTACTTACAAAAGTATCAATTACATTTGTGTCAGTAAATCCACGAGTAAATGCAATAGAGCGAGCAAGTTCAGTATTAAGGTTATTAATCATTGCAGCACGTTCGCCATCAGTTTTTGCCGATACAAATTTATCGATTACCTCAAGGCGATATTGCGATACAGTCATTGGTATGTTTTCGTGATTTACAATCATTTTATCGCCACGAGTAAACAAAGGAATATCATCAAATGTAGCAATGAGTTCGTCAATACCATTTTGAGGACGGATACCTGAGTTAGTAATAAAACCTTTAGGCATCATTGTTCCAAGTGTACGGATAAGAACCGTAGTTGGTCCATTAAGATATTTACTTTGCAGTACTGTCTGTGTAAATCCACCAACATTAGAAAAGTCGCGCTGTGCAACTGCTGCACCAATTTCTTGTTTTCGAGAACGTGCAGCAGCATATCCCTTGCGTCCAAGGATTGGCTCGACTGGCTTATAGTTCTTACCAAAAAACGTTGGCTCAGTTGATACAATTCCAGTATTTGGGTCTTCAACTTCCTTTAAGAAAGCATCATAAATCTCTTGGTGCTTAGGATTCTTTTTAATAGCATCATCAAATGCACCAAGTACACGAGCAGAATTTTCAGGCGTTAACTTTGGAAGTTGTCCAGTTGCAGCGTAGTTGCCTTGGATAACCAAGTTACCATCACCTAATACCCATAGGTCATCACGCATACCAGCAGAAGCCAAACGTTCAATTGCAGGCGCATAACCCTTACCTGCAAGAATAAAATCACGTACAACTTCTGGAGATTCTGTATCTTTGATAAGTTTAATTTTGTTTAGTGTGACTGTTGTATGATTTTTAAGAATTTCTTTAATTTCAATATCATTTTTAGATGCTGCAAGTTTTTCAATATCTTGTCCAAAGACAGTAAAGTTGCCCTCTGTCCCACCAGATTTACGGAACGCAATGTGCTGATTGATTAAATCTTCAACCTTGGGCATAGCATCTACATCACCAACACGGAAGCGTGTATTAAGACCAGCCTTTAATGCACTAGCACGGACACCTGCTGCAAGACCAGCGCCTGCAATATTGATTGCAATATTCTTGATTAGGAAATCGTTAGTTCCTGTAATCCATCTACCAAGAGTATTTTCTTCAAAGTTTTTTTGAATCTGGACATCATCCCATAGGTCAACGTCTGCAACATCAATCCCACCATTTTTAAGAATAAGACTTTCAAATGCACCTAGCGGTGAAATATTACTCTTAAGCATAGACACGCCAAGAGAAACCTTTTCGCTTCGCTCATACGCATCAATTACATCTGAGAACTGAAAACCTTTACCATACTCACCAGATTTGTACAAACGACTACTTGGGTCAGTAAGTAAAAATGCTGTTGAAATAGGACGAGCAATGATAGGACTAAATACATACTCTTCAGCCTTTTGAGCAGTATAGAGAACTGGGTCAACAACCTTTGCGGTGGTGTCTTGAACGGTAGAAAGCCCAGCCTTTTGCAAAGACTTTTGTGTTCCTGTTTCAGCAGCAATACCCGCCGCAGCGGCTGCCATTGGAGAACCCTTGAATGTTTGTGCAGCACCTAGTTGAGCACCAGATGTTGCTACATTACCAATTAAAGCGCCAGGAAGTGATGCAATTCCTTTGGCTGCGCCTTTGACGGAGTTGATAAAGTCTTCCCATAACGGCATTACTTCACCTCCGCTGCTGTAAATGTATCAGGGCTGCCACCTTGTACTTCATTACCAGTGATGGTAAGAATAAAGATATCTCTATCTTCGGGTGACTCCCAAGGAACCATTGCCAAAGGGATTGCTATTTCATAATTTTCATAACCTAGAGAGTTAGCAAACTTATCTAGATGGTCAAAAAAGTTATTTTCTACCCATCTCATTAAAGTATCTTGTTTTTCAGGTAGTTAACAAACTGCTTGTATGAATCAGGTGTACCTTGTAGACGAGTGGCATTCATTAAATCTGGAAGGTAACGCTTAATTAACGCTATATTCTCATCTTGATTAATTGTAGATGTCAAACGTGAAGGCAATGCATCTGAACCACGACCACGACCAATATCTACACCATCAGAGATTGGTAACATCTCTGTCGGTTCAGCGTCTAAAGGTACAAGACCAGACATTATTGAACCCATTGTGTCGGTAGGTGTCATTACTGGAGGAACTGGATTACCAGCCAAAGGTGCGCCCTCTTGTTGTGCCATAGTTGCAACTCCCGTTGAGCCTAAACTTTTCATACTTGGAATATACTTAGGTGCTTGCTTGCCAGTACCACCTGCTCCGCCTGTAGCAGAAATGTTTGCAGGGTTATTCTGAGGTGCAGTGGGGCGGTCTCCGCCTCTATTATCAGGTGTTGTAATCACTGGTTATCCTCTTCTTCTGTAAAAGTATCTTCAAGTTCGCTGTTGTACTCTTCGGCTAAGCGCATCATTCCCGCTGCATTCCAAGGAGTCATTGCTTCGCTTACTTCTGTATGAAGAAAGCGATTACCTTCGTAATCTGCCCATTCGGATATTAAAACCCAACCTGAAGCAATGTAGTTTTTACCAGTAGAATCAGTATCTACTAATAAACGTAGAGCATCATCTACTGCTTCGCGGAACTCTTCACTCATTTTTTGTACTGAGTTTCTAATATAAATGGTTCCGCTGTTTTGCTATCATTAAGTGCAGCAATAGATGCTGCTTGTTCTGGAGTGGCGCCTGCATAGAGTGCACCGAGAGCATAATCTCCACCAGTGCCTATACCGTAATATCCTGAATCACTACGAGAGACTGCAAAGTCGCTATCAATTTCAAAGATGTTTCCATTAAATGCTATTAACACATAAAGTTCAAACTCTTTGTCTGTCGACTTTGCGTCTAAAATACCAGAATCGGTCAGTTGTTGCTTAAGAGATGTAACAACCTTGTTGACCATAAACTGAAAAGGATTTTCTTTATCTTTAGCAATCGCTGTAGGTGGCTTCCAAGTATGCAAGATAACTTGCAGTGCTCGAACATCACCTGCTGCTCCAATAATAAAGTTTCCGTTAGTTATAACTTTAACCATATCTGGATGAGAATAAATCTTTGAGTCACCTACTACACGAGAATCGCCAAGAACAACACAGCGATTTGCGTATTCAACGCCAATAATTGTTGTCATTGTCCCCTACCTCAATTATCTACGTGCTACGGTTCTTACGCTTGCGTTTGCTTCTCCACCGCCAGTAAGGCTAGAGAGAATACTCATAATGTCTGGTGGTGCTTGCTCTGGTGGTGCAATTTCTGGTGCACCTTCTGGAGCAATAGCGCCTCCTGCTGGAACGCCTTCGGGAGCAGGGGACATTTGCTCAACCGCTTGTGGTGCCCCAGCAGGAGGAACTTGCTGCTGCGGAGCGAATGTGGCTTCAATTGCGTCCTCTAATGCTTGACCCTTTTGACGAGCCTTGATAACCGCAGCAATCTTACGTACTACCTCTGAAGCGTCCTGACCTTGTGTTGCCATTTGTGGGATGGCTTGTGTATAGGCAGTAAGCGAACCAAGTAATGCGGCACGCATATCTTCAATTTCAATCTTTTCAAGTTCTTGAGTTACGTTTACAGTAAATGGAAGTTCTCTCATAGCCATATCTCGGCTGATGAGTTTTCCTCCAAGTGCTTGAAGCATAAAGATAAGACCTTGCGCTGGGTTAAGACCAGCAAGCATACCGTAACGAACGTCAGCAGAATAATCATTCTTGATGTCCTTGGATGGCTTGTATTCAATTTCATATGGAGAACCAGAATCTACGCCTCGGATTGTTTTTTCTTCTGGATAAATAACTTCATCAACTTCAAAGCAGAGGCTGATTACATCGCGCAATGCTGCAGCGAAGATAGCCTGTGCTGATTTGACTTGGGTATCGAATGCACCCATAAGTGCTTGTACGCCTTGTCCAGTGACGATTGAAGCATCAATGTTACCTGTACGAGATTCAGGGTAACGTGTACCAACACGAAGTTCTTGGTTAAGCAATGTCTGCTCAGTAAATGCGCCTTGTGGAAGTGTGAGTTCAACACGACGTACACCTGCTGGGTTAGCAGTACGGATAACTGCGTCTCCACCAAGTTGCAACTCTTGTACATCCTGTGGAAGTACGATAGGTGCCTGAACAGATTTCTCTGCTGCTTCCATTGCAAGCAACGCAAAGCGGTTGCGTAGCAACTGGATACCTAGAACATCATCAAATTGTCCACGTAGTTCGCCATCAACTGAAGGCTTACGTGCAACAATAACCATCATCTTACCTAGAGGATTCTTAACCTTAGAAAGAATCAAGTCTTGCTTTGTTGGTAAGTAGATAATTGATTGGTCTTTGTCATAATAGCGAATTAACTCAACCTCGTTATTGAGGTCTTGCTTGTAGCCTTGACCACCGAGCAGTTCCCTCTCAAACTCTGGAAACTGAGTAACGAGTTCGCCCAATGTCATAAGATATCTTTTAGCAAATGCCACACAACGTCCATAGCGGTCAAACTCTGGATAGGAACCTATCGGGTTTTCTATGCGGATACGTGGCAGTTTTGCTTCTTCGTCCAGTTCAATAATGAACGGAACGAAACCATAAGTGATATACCAGTCAGCGCCTGAATACATCTGTACTGATAAGTCTGAATGTGAAAAGTAGTTTGATGCAATACGAGTACGCTTGTCAGCGAACTGTCGCGCTCTGTCTGAAACTGAATTTGCTGCTGAGCAGTTTACTGCTGGCAGTGGTGCCATAACCTCTGAAAGGTCACGTGCTACTACGTCAATGAAGTTAGCAACTACGTTGGCGTCTACGCCATCTGGAAAGAAGTCAGGGTAAACCTGTGAGATTTGACCCTTACGGACAGCAAGGACGTCAAGGTTGCGAGCATCGCGCTCACTATTGCGGTAACGCAAAGAGGTTACTCTTGCTGCTACCTGTTCCATTGATAATGCCATTATTGTCCTAACTAAAATTATTTACGCTGGATATGTTTTATTTACAGTAGATACTGTTGTACCTTTGACATCATAATTTTTACGGATAGCAGGGTACTTCTTTTTAAGAGCAGCAACGTCTATCTTTGCTTGCATCTTATAAAGTGCCTGTATACGATTTGAAGCAGGTTGATTTGCAACTTCTTGTGCATAAACATAATCGTCTGCTGTTAAACCTTTGCTTGGTTTCTTTGGTACGCGTGAGCCACCTGAGCCTGCCATAATGTTTTCCTATCCGTATTGACCTGACCATTGGTCTGCGAAGGCGTCATCTAAGTTGACTGCGAATCTGCGACCTTGCTGAGCACGAGTTGCCCAACGGTTTGATTGGTATTGCGATGCCTGACTTGACTTCTGCATCATCTCTCGGATACGAATGACCGTAAACCATAGAGCCATAACAACGTCAGTAGGGTTCTTAGTATCTGGCTTCCAGGTAATGAGTTCCTGTACTAGAGTCTTAAGACCCTCTGAACCCTCATTGCTTGGTAGTTCAATAATGTTGTTATCTTGGAATCGTCCGTCTCTGGTGTTACCAAAGAGGGTAGCCATAGATGCCACACCAAAAGATGTGTCCCACTTGTTCTTACCTGTGAAGTGAGAATTAAGTTGCGTACCGTAACCTGCTAGAAAGTTACGTAAGTTTTCGTCAAGTGCATACGCCTTCTGATGCGCGTTGATTTCGATACGCAATTCTTGAGGGCGGTATTTCTCCACCCAATCTTCGATTAAATTTTGAATCTTCTGAGGCGTAGGCTCTGTCATATTGACAGCATCTAGCACATAGATTTTTCCATCGGCTCTGTTGTAAGTACAAACCACAGCACCTGTAGCACCTGCCATAGCAGGGTCAAGACCGATGATGGTGTAACCCTCGACGTGAGTAGGGTGACCAGGGTTGCCTGCCTTTAGAGGTCCTCTTTTTCGCATTCCGTTGACTGAGCCAGCCACACAGGTTGGAGAGAATATTGAGTCTTCTTGGACATCCTCTTGCTGGTAGACCATAGCCCAGACCGACGGAGCGACTTCAGAGCGCCTTGTAAAGAGCGCGGGTCCATCCCATTTCGGATAAAGTCCGTCAGCATCAGGTTCGTCCACATCTCCTTCGGGTCTATCTGTTCTAGCCCAAAGGGTTTTCCAGTTTAAAGGTTTCTCATCAAATTCTAAAACTGCTGGCATTGCCATATAGGTGAAGGGTGATTTGCCACCTGTCCACTGTGAGCCATCTCGAAGCATCTTGTAGAGGTCGATAGATGAAACTCTGGTACCTACGATGATAAGTTTACCGTAGCGTCCTAGACGGGTGATAACTTCTTTCTGAAGCCATTCCATCTGCTTTTCCCACTCGTGGGCATTGGAGCCCATCACAGCGTCGTCGACGATAATTAAGTCAGCACGAGCACCGTAAATCTGTGAACCTAAACCTAAGGCTTGGACGGTTGGGTCTTTTTCGCCACTATCGCGTCCTGTACCTAAATAAATCATATCTGCAGACCACGTAGTGGCGTCTGCCTTATATCCGCCATTTGGACCAAAAGCGGTCTGCAGTTTAATAAAGGCGGGGTGGTTAAGACGAGTCTTAATTGCACCAAGGAACTTACGTGCCATACCCTGAGTCTTTGAGACAATGATGACTCGTGAGTTAGGGTTGGTCACAATCTTGTAAGTTACGTAGTTAGTCGTAATGACCGTGGACTTGGCGTGCTCAGGTGGTACGTTGACGAGCACTCTGTTGGTAGCCCCTGGCTCGTAAGTCATAGCAGGGTGCATCCAGCGCGGCTCGCGCCCCTCAATGAGGTCAATCCAGTTTAACTGGTGAGGGAACATCTTGGTATCCAAGAACTGCTCACAGAAGTCGGGGAAAGAGATTTCTTTCAGGTCGCCTAAGTCAGCGATAACTCCCTTGCCTACCAGTCGGGCTTTGTCTGCTCGTTCCTTGAAGGCTGGTTCATTCATTGACCATTGGCGGAAAGTAACATCATTGCGCCCAACCGATGCCATAGCAGCGGTGATGGTCGAACCTTGCTCAAGTTGTAGGAGAACCTTCTCCTGAGCCTCGTGCTTAGGGATGTTTTGAATCCCAGGTCTGCGTCCCATTGGTGCCCCCTAGGGTGTATTTCGTCGCCCTCTGTAGAGGTTTAAAAACGCTCAATAAACGGTACCTGCCTGACGGCATAACTGTGGTAACTGTTATATATATTATATATTAATTAAGGATTAACCGTAGAGCAAACGGAGGTTAATCCGTTAAAGATTATAATTAATCTTTACATATAAGATAACCCGTTCAAAGTACCAAAACCGAACACTTAATATCAATATATTTTTAAATATTTATATAAGGGGGGCTAATATATATAAAAGCCCTGGTCAGGGCGTATTTAGCGAATATAACAGAAAATTATGATGGGAGTATATATATTATATACGACACGCATTAAATAACCCTAGGGTCAAAGACCCTGAGAATTGACACCCTCAACCTTTACCTGAGGGTTA